TTTTGTGCATGTGAATCATTACCCCTTGCTGTTGCGTTATAACCTTCTGCATGTGAATAATTACCACTAGCTGTTGTGCTATAACCTTCTGCATGTGAACGACTACCACTAGCTGTTGTACCACTACCTTCTGCATGTGAATAAGTATTACTAGCTGTTGTGCTACCACCTTCTGCATGTGAATAATCACCACTAGCTTCACAATTACTGCCTTGTGCAAAACTACTATTTCCTACAACAGACCCTGTTTTTCTAGTGCCTATTGTTAAATCATCCATAGGAACTGAACCGTCTTTTTTGACTAAATCAGCACCTTCTATTCCATCTACTGTATCTGCATCTAGTCCACTTCCTGCACCATCAACTGTTTTGATTCGGCTTAATAAGTTTGAGGGAGCCAACGCCTCATCCAGGTCAATAATGCCTTGCTCGATTCGGTTCATATCAGTAGCTTCGACTATCTCATTATTGACCCAATTTGTTTTTCCATTATAAGCCATCTAATTTACACTCCTTCCTTTATTAAGATATTATGCTTTAATATGACTCTTTCTAATATTGGTACGTAAACTGCTGAGTCTGTAAGCACTGTTCCGACTGAGTCAAGCAATTCAATCTGAGTAATTTCTGGGATTCCATCAGTCTCTGAAATCTCATACTCTACCGTGATCAAATTATTGACCGCTGCTTTTGTTATAAACGCTGGAACCATAAAGGTTCCATTGATTCTCACCTCTGCAATATCCGATGCTGTAAAGGTTGCCATGCGATTAAGTAAATCTTGTTTAATTGATGGAACACTTGCCATTTTTATCACCCCCATATCATCTAAACTTGTGAATGGCTTTAATCCTAATACCCAACTTGTTCCTAATCTATAATTGAAATTGATCTGAGTTAAATTGATTGATTCTCCTGCTCTTATCTCCTTATAAACCAATGGTTTATTGATAAATACAATATTAGCAGGCTTGAGTTTGTTTACAGTTACTAGAATTTCATGATACCACATTTGATTATCTGCAGCACTTTCAATATACAATGTATAATTATCAAAATCTAAATAAGCTGTCCACCTATCTCTTCCAATAATTTGATCTAACATGCCGTATAGAGATCTCATAGTAAATGGAGGGGTCATTGATAATCTATTTATAATTCTCTTTCGTCTAAATTCAATATCTTCAATTGCTGGATTTGCTATAATATCCAACATCTGTTCATATAATTTAATTCCATCTAAGTCCGCAGTTAAAACATATTGATTATTTTTAACCTTATTAGTTTCTAAATTGAGGTTATTAAATAATTCATTTTCTGCTTCCATTAAATTATCAAACTCTAAAATATTTTCATATATTTTAGGAAGATATATTTTTAAATTATTCATTAATGATAACCTCCCCCAATATCGGTAATTCCTGTAAAGATGAATTCTGGGTCAATACAATATCTTGAGTATCATCATTTAACTTTACATTGGTCACATTTGCGACGCCTGTTACACTAAGAATGACGGCGCTGATTCTAGCTAAATAAACAGTAAGCGAATAATTATTTAGCTCATCTTCAACGCCCCATTGCTTTCTCAAATCTAGTAAATATTCATTAATAGCGCTTTCAATTAACGTTTCGACTTGAGTTAATGTAAATCCATTAGTTAAAACCACATCAGCTTCCACCTTTATTACTTTCTCTGTTGGAGTGGTTACGGTAACCTTATGTCCAATAGGAGCAATCCCAAGACCTAAACCATTATCGCCATTTGAATTTTCAGGGTCTATTATATTTTGTATTATATTAACAAATTCAGGAGAAAGTTTATTATAGTTAGAATCAACAACGCTACACTTAACAGTTCCTCCTCCATCCCATACTGGATATATTTGCACATCCCCGACTCCATCAATACTTTTTATCTCTAAATCATATTGAGCAATATTGCCTCCAAATGCTTTTTCCTTTATTTTAGCGAAATATCTAATTCTTAAATCTTCATCCTCCTCCACATCTTGAGCAGGTATTATCAAGTCTGTTAAAATAGCTGTCTTTAAATTAGGAATATTATCAATAGGGATTAAATTACCTGAATAACTATTTCCCTCAGAACCTAATTCCTCACATCTTAGTAAATAGGCTCCAGGAACTGATTCTCCAAATTCATCTTTATATACTTCCGTCACTATATAATTAATAGACATATAGTCAGAAATAGTTGAAAATCTACTTCCGATTGGAATCATAGCTGGGTTATCTGATGTATCCGTGAACTCCCCTTTTTTAACTGCATAAGTCGCTTGAAATCTAGAAATACCCTGTTCTGCAACTCTTAAATCTAAATATTGTTCACTAGCTGTTTCTGCATAAGTATCTTGAAGTATTCTTTTTAAGGTCATATAGTATTCTGATAATTCATAACATGCTGGAGCTAAAGCGTCATATATAATACTACCCTCTCTTTTGTCAATTGTATCTGGAACTCGGGCTAATGCCTGCTCCATCAAATATTCAAAGGTGTATTGTTCTAAATAATCTCCAATCATAATATTGCTACCTCCGTTTCTATATTAACTGAGCCATCAAAAGTATTCACTGTAAAAGATACTTCCATCTTATCAATACCTATTTTATTAGTTTGAAAATCAGTTATATCAATTACTCTATCATCTGCTGTAAGGGCTTCAGTGATTGTTCTTTCCAAATCTGAAACTATGAAATCATAATCTTGTCCTATCATCCTATCTAACTCTACCCCATATTGGGAACTATATATTACATAAGCGTATCGCTCGGTAGAAAGGATTTTCATAACCATCTGTATTATAGCCTGCTCATTATCAATCATCCCTCCAATCCTTTTTCTTTCAAAGTCTAATTTATAAGTTCGGGTGGGTTGATTTTCTATTTCTAAATTTGTTAAATCAATTACTTGTTCTGGTATCAATCTATTCCCTCCTCTCTTTCTATTACATAAAACATTTGACCTTTATTTACTCTCAATACCCTTACCTTATCTCCAACAATTAATCCTCGCCATAAAAGAATATTAGGCAACACTGAAATTGTTGTTTCCTTTACCAATGCCGATAAGATCAAGAATTTCTCATCAACCTCGAATCGATTATCAATCTTTATTTTAAGAGGAGAAACCGATGTTACTACTCCAAATAGTAAGTCGGTTGTTTCTCCAGTTGGCATTTTCCCCGCATTCTGTATTATATTTATTAATTTACTCCCTGCCATTATATACTCACCTGCACTTCCAATTGCATTGTATGCAAATCATTTTGAAATGTATGAGAGCAAGTAGTAACCATGAAATATTGATTAACGGCTACTCCCTCTTTTTGTAAATCACTGATTCCAAGGACTACACCACTACCAGCTGCCACCTTCAGGTCTCCAAGACAATTTAATTTTAATTTCTTAGTTGCCCTATTCTTTAGCTTTAGAATCGTTTCAGCTCTTGCTTGAATCTGTGCAGTATTTGCATTTTCATCCATCTTTTCAAAATATTGTAATAATCCCCATTGCTTGATAGTATTACTATCTTTAACAATATAAATTTCTCTTTTCTTTGTTTCTTTGTTTTCCTTAATCAATTTAACTTGGTTATAGGTATCATCATCTATGGAGCTTTCATAATCGAAATCAATTAGTAAGCTTTCATCTCCGATAAACAAATCTGTCTTCATTGAGTTAATACTAATAAATTGTAGTTTGCCAAAGTTGTCTCTTATCATATACCAATTTCCAGTGTTGATTAAGGTCTCGTCAATCCCATGCTGAATGATTTCAAATAATGTTTTGTTATCATTAACTCGAGGTGAAACTATATATGAACTTGAATCTATCACTTCAAAGGATAATTTAAAATCACTACATATCTTTGTAAATATCTGTGATGCTGTTAAATTTGATAATACATAGGTATCTTTATTTTTCAAGTAACGCATCTGGTCATAAGCCGTTACCGGGACTTTTTCATCCTTCTTCTTTCCCTTTTTAAAGATATAACCAAAGAAAACTCCTTTGCCATCTACTTTAAAAGAAATAGGTGAGCCTTCACTTATAGTCACTTTAGTATCATCAATATAGTTAAAAGTCAATTTTCCAGGCTGGTTAGTTAATGTAGTCTCCCATACAGTATTAGTAATCAATTCACTAATATCATAAGCCGTACCACTTTTACTATCTTGTACAATCGCTTCTATATTCATTAACTCACCCTTTCTATTTATGTTTTATCTGACTTTCTGCTACCCAGCCCCTATATCCACCACTTGGGGTTGTAATATGATATCTGTATTTACGATTTTTATCGGCTACTATATGACTAATCTTTCCAGTAAAATTGTTAAATGTTCCATAAGGACTATCTCCATAACTGGTATACCAATACTTACCATCAACAATAACTGTATCTCCGATAGCAAATCCTGTCTTAGGTCTTTCAGTTGCTGGTGGAGGAGTTACCTTTGCTGGTTCAGTTTCCGTAGCAGGTAAAGTAATTTTGACTACTT